AAGTGCAGAAACTTGCAACGACTCTAATAACAATCCCATACTGTATGGTTCAAATATATCAAAGTCAAAGTTAATTGCATTTGTATTACCTGTGTTTTCTGTTGCTGACATCACTGTGGTCATTCTAAAGTTGTCAACAAAATATTCAGGTGCTTTGCCACCTTGGATTGTTGTTCTATACTGGTCACCACGACCAGCAGCGGAAAAAACAATTCCGGACTTAACTGTTATGCCGCCACCGTCAAAATCTTGTCCTGCAAATCCTAAATCGCCTGTTCTATAAGAACTTGGATCATTATACTGCATTGGTGTTAGCACAGCCATTGTCCATAGTGAACTAACTGTTGAAAATTTTTCTAAGGGATTTTCTATTAAATTCGGTGTTTCTGAATCTCTTCTAGGGCTTGGTGTTCCTGGTCCTACTGGTGCTCCTCCGCCATCAGCAAAATCATCTGCATTAGCAACTGCGGCATCAACTGTTTTTGTTTTGTCATTTATTACTTGTGCTACTTTTAAATCTCCGCTAGCAATTAATGCATCTACTACGTTGGCTTGTGTATCAAGACCAAAAACAGAGATTTTCTCTCTTAGTTCTGCACTTCCTACAGGAATATTTGATGCTTGAAAAGTATTAGATGCATTAATTGTCGGCGAACCGTCCGGCTTTTTTATTTCTGCTGGTACAACAAAACTTTTTCCGTTTATGTTTCTAATTTTTTCACCAGTTCTCAAAGTTCCTTTAAAAGGTTTTAACTTATTATCTGGTATGCTTGGAGGTCTATTAAAAGCACTCATGCTATATTCCTAAGAACTTTTTTAGATTTGACTTTTTAGGAATGTAAATTGAATTTCCTGCTTTGAAATCGTATATAGGATCTTTGATTGTATCCATGTTTCTTTGTACAAACACCCACCAAAGTTTAGGATCTTCGTAAAGATCAAATGCCAACAAATCGGGTCTATTATTATAGTGTGGTTCAATTGTGTATAATACATCACTCGATGATGCTGGTACAGCTCTAATATTCATTAATTCTAAATACATAGAATTTTGAGGTGTATCTCTATACGGAGAATTATTTTTATAAACAGCCATTAAATAAATCCTCCCATTGTTCCAGTTGATCCTTTAGCATATTGTTCTAATGAAAATTTTCGTAAACTTTCTCTGTTGTAGATAGGCTGTGCTGAAATACTAATATTACTTTTTCTTGGTACCCAGGTTGGTCTCGAACCTTGTGATGGTTCTGTACATCTAATATAGTCAACATCGGTAGGTAGTGTAACTGAGAAGTTTTTAATTACAACTGGAACTCCGTCAAATACGTTTGCACCATACCCATATAGTCTACATATGATAGGTGGATTACCTGCTAGGTTGCCTGTTCCAAAGAACATTTTAGTTGATGCTTTAAAAAATGTTGTTGCTGCAATCCAATACGCAGCCTGTGAACTTGATTCTGCTGTAAAGTCTCCTGAAATTTGTATCTCGTCCACTTGTGAGTTCTTGTAAGCCTGGAAGGGATAATTATTGTGTACAGGATCTATTTGTGAATAATTTGCGGTTGTTGAAAATGTTATTTCTGGCAAGTATGGAAAAACTACTCCTCCAGTTTCTTCTAACATTTCAAATAACGGGTTTGCACCAAAATGTGCAAAGTTGGCATTAATTTTTACCCGCCAATCATTTGGATTCTGAGGATTTAATTTAACCCCGGCGCCTTCGTCAAATTCGAACAGTTCGCCACCAGCAGGGAGATTTACACCTCTTTTGAGACTTAATAAATTATTTAACACACCAGCCGCTTTGCCAACATTTGCAGCAAAGTCTTGGAAACCAGATGCTAAGTTGCCTCCAATACCTAATTTAGATATTGCAGATGATATTTCAGCTGTGCTTCCTGCTACTTTATTAAGTGTATCAGATGCAACACCAAATGCTGTTCCAACACTATCAGCTATATTACTTATGGAATTACCACCGACGGCAGATGTTACTGCATTAACGCCGTTACCAAATGCAGCATCGGCTGCATCTAAGGCACTATTCAAATCGCCTGACGCTTGGTTAAGTGATGATCCAATATCGGCGCCTAGTTCCGCAGTTAGTTTATCCAAATCTCTTTTGGCTTGGTCCGAAACCTGTTTGAGATTGGCTTGGTTTTTCTGTTGCTGGTCAACGGCGACCGCAACGCCAGCTACAAGTACGGCTAAAGGTGCTATTTTTGGTAAACTCATTTTGGTTAAATTTCCTTTTAATAATACTATTTATTTCTGTAATAATGTGCTATTATATTACTTATATAACCGGAGAAATTACGTATGACAATTGGGCAACCAAAAAAGATAAAATATCTAACAAACAAGGATTTATTAGCAGAAATACACCGCAGTAAGTCTACTTTCTGTTCTTTTACTGACGATAGCTATGCACAGTACGACATTATCCTGCCATCATTAGACAAAATTAACATTAGAACTATAGCAGAAGCAAAACGCAACCGTGCTGCTAGACTATCTAAACTTGCACATGCTGAAGCAGTTGAAGCCGCAGGTAAAAAGATGCCTGCAAAAGGGTTTGATATAGACTACCGTAAAATGCAAAAAGAAGATTTAATTTTTAGAATTATGACATTTGATCATGTTCCAGAAGAACCGGGTCGTAAGAAAACCGTTAAAAGTGTTGCAGACAAGCACGAAAAAGTAAACTTTCCACCTTTTCAACACTGGAAGTTTGATGACAAAGGAAACTTAATTTGTGTGGGCAAAAGCCATTGGGTTGGTGGTATGGAAAACGGATACTTTGATAAGAAGTGTGGACAGATGACTAACGACCTTGCAAGAATGTTTATGAAATTGTGTGATAGGTACGCAACAAGAGGTAATGTTAGAGGCTATACATACAACGACGAAATGAAAGGTCAAGCAATTTTACAATTAGCACAGATAGGTTTACAGTTTGACGAGTCAAAAAGTAATAACCCATTTGCTTATTATACTGCGGCTGTAACAAATAGTTTTGTTCGTATTATTAATATCGAAAAACGCAACCAAAACATCAGAGATGATATTTTAGAGATGAACGGTATGAATCCTAGTTGGACTAGGCAAAATGCTGATGCACATCCCAACAAACATAAAGATTCCAAAGAAAAGAAAAAGACTTGACAAACTGCCTAAAGTTAGTTACAATAACATAAGGAGTAAAAATGCCGTTATTTAAGAAAGCAGCCTGCTTCACTGATATACACTTTGGTATGAAGGGTGGCAGTAGAACACATAATATGGACTGCGAGGAATTTGTAAAGTGGTTTTGTGATGAAGCAAAAGCCGCTGGTGCAGAAACTTGCATATTTTTAGGAGACTGGCATCATAATCGTGCTACTACAGATGTTAGCACAATGAACTACACAGTTTCTAATCTAGAAAGAATTAACGAAACATTCGAGAAGACTTACTTCATGGTAGGTAACCATGATTTATTTTACAAAGACAAACGTGAAATTAACTCTATTGAGTTTATGCGATTGTTTCCAAACATCATTCCTATTACAGATATTTTTACAGAAGGCGAAGTAACATTACTTCCTTGGTTAGTAGGTGAAGAATGGAAGATGGTGCCTAAAATTAAAAGTAGGTATGTATTTGGACACTTTGAACTTCCTCTGTTTTATATGAATGCTATGGTACAAATGCCTGACCACGGAACACTTCAGGCAGATCATTTTGTAAATCAAGAATATGTGTTTAGCGGACACTTTCATAAAAGACAAACTAAAGGTAATGTAACATACATCGGTAATGCATTTCCACACAACTATGCAGATGCATGGGATGATGAACGTGGCATGATGTTTTTAGATTGGGGAGGAACTCCTGAATATAAAACATGGCCAAAGCAACCTGTGTTTAGAACATACAAATTAAGTCAGCTTCTTGAAGATCCTGATTCTAACTTAGGTGAAAATATGCACTGTCGAGTTACAATTGATGTGCCTATTAGTTTTGAAGAAGCAAACTTTATTAGAGAAACTTTTATTCCACAATACAAACTTAGAGAACTAAGTCTTATACCAGAAAAGGTAGAAGTAGAATCAAACGTTGATCCTATTGATCTTACGTTTGAAAGTGTTGACACTATTGTTATGAATCAAATCGAAGCAATTGATAGTGATACTGTTGACAAACGTATGCTGGTAGAGATATATAGGGACCTTGGACGTAATCAATGATAAAAATTAAAGACCTAACAGTAAAGAATTTTATGAGTGTGGGCAACCAGACTCAAGCAATTAATTTTGACAAAGGTGAATTAACGCTTGTACTAGGTGAGAACCTAGACCTAGGTGGTGACGATAGCGGTTCTAGAAACGGCACTGGTAAAACTACTATCGTCAACGCACTTAGTTACGCAATCTATGGTAATGCATTAACAAACATTAAGCGTGATAATCTTATTAATAAGATCAACGGCAAAGGAATGCTTGTTACAATCAACTTTGAAAAAGATGGAGTTGACTATAAGATTGAGCGTGGTAGAAAGCCTAATATTACAAAGTTTACTATTAACGGTAAAGACTTTGAAGAAGATTCTGATGAAAGTCAAGGCGATAGTAGAGAAACACAAAAAGTAATTGAAGAACTATTTGGTATGTCGCATGATATGTTTAAGCATCTCATTGCACTAAACACATACACTGAGCCTTTCCTTGCATTAAAAAATAATGATCAACGAGCAATCATTGAACAGTTACTAGGTATTACGTTGTTATCTGAAAAAGCTGAGTGTCTTAAAGAGGAAATGAAAATTAACAGAGACAAAATGAGCTCTGAAAATACAAGAATCGAAACTGTTAAGATATCCAACGAAAAAATTCAACAAAACATTGAATCGTTAGAACGCAAACAGCGTATGTGGGAAGATCAAAAGGTATCTGCAATTGACGAACTTGAGTCAAGTATTAAAATTTTACAAGAAATTGATATTGATGCAGAAATTGAAGCACACAAATGTTTAGACGATTTTAATAAAAAGCAGTCAACGATTGCAGAAGCAAAACGTTGGATTGCTAACATTGAAGCTGATGATTCTAAACAAGAAAAACTAATTGAAAAATTAGATAATGAAATTGTATTGCTTAAAGAACATAAGTGTCATACTTGTGGACAAGACTTGCATGATAAAAAGCAAGAAGAAATTCTTAATGCTAAAGAAGAACAAAAACAAGAAGCGGCTGCACAGATACTCGCTAACAGTACACAACTACAAGAACATCAAACTGTTATTGTAAACATTGGTGAGCTAGAAAGTTGTCCTCCAACACAATACGACACACTTGAACAAGCATTGCAACATAGAAGCACAGTTGAAGGATTAGAGAAAGATTTACAAGCAAAGAAAGATGATATTAATCCTTATAGCGAGCAAATTACAGAATTAAAAGATACTGCAATACAGGAAGTAAGTTTTGATCTACTTAATGAATTAACAAAAGTAAAAGATCATCAGGACTTTTTGTATAAACTGTTAACAAACAAAGACAGTTTTGTTCGTAAGAAAATTATTGAGCAAAATCTTGCATATCTAAATCAGCGTATCACATACTATTTGGCAAAAATTGGTTTGCCGCACATTGTCGAGTTTCAAAATGACCTAACTGTTGTAATTACACAACTAGGACAAGACTTAGACTTTGACAATTTAAGTAGAGGTGAACGTAACAGACTTATTTTATCTATGAGTTGGGCATTCCGTGATGTATGGGAAAGTTTATATCACAGCATTAACTTACTATTCATAGATGAGCTTGTAGATAGTGGTATGGATAGTGCTGGAGTAGAATCTAGTATTGGTATCCTTAAGAAAATGACTAGAGAAAGACAAAAAAATGTGTTCTTAATCAGTCATAGAGATGATTTAACAAGTCGTGTTAATCACGTACTAAAAGTAATCAAAGAAAACGGTTTTACATCTTATAGCAATGATGTTGAAATTGTGGAATAGGTATGGCAACAGATTCACATGACCAAATGATTGAAGCTTTTCAAAAATACTTTAAGTGGCAAGATCGCTTCGAGTATCATGGTAGTGATGAAGCAGGAATTAAGGCAAGATTTTGGCTGAGTGAGATTAGAAAATATGCAAGTCAACGAAGGCTAGAAGTACAAGAGAAACGATCAGAGAGAAAGTTAGCCAGAAAGGGCCAGGTCGGACGTCCCAAGAAAGTAACTACTAATGATGACGTCAGAATGGACCTACCAAAAGAAGAAGATTAGAGAACTTCCAGAAGACTGTGAAGGGTTCGTCTATCTGATTACAAATATCACTAACGACAGAAAATACATAGGCAAGAAACTAGCAAAATTTAAAAAAACACGCCCGCCACTCAAGGGCAGAAAAAATAAAAGACGTTCAAAAGTAGAAAGTGACTGGAGAGACTATTGGGGATCTAGTGAACATCTACTAGCAGATGTAGAGAAGTTAGGCAAAGAAAAATTTACCAGAGAAATATTACACTACTG